GCTCAATCCCAAGGTGAAATCACCTCTTTTACCAGCGGGAATACCCCGCAAAAAGAGACGGTGGTTAGCCGTCCGACGTGGTCAAGACCACGCCGCCTGGCCTATCTTATAACCAGACGCCGGTCCGCGGGGAATCACCCCGCTGCTGTCACGCCTTTCTCGCGAAAGGTAGCCAGCTGAGTCATAGGCACCTTTCTCCCCAGGATGGGGGAGGCGCCAATTCTCACCGGACGACTGGCCGTAGATGGCTGAGGCTAGGACTACTTCACGCTTCCAGTTATTCCATCGCACCTTGCGGTGTAATGGCTGGTAGACATCGAAGTGTCTGATCCCACTGCGCCAGCGGAATCGCCAGCGACTCTCATCGTCATGCAGGCACAGATCGCCGAGTCCTTCCGGACCCCGGCACCTTCTGATGCGAGACGGAATAGCAGAAACAACGCTATCCCAAGCATGACGAATCGCATTCGATCTGGAGGGGAGGCCTTTGCAAGCCAACCTAAGACCGTTTGCAAGAGAGATGAGTTGTTGCGGTTCACTAGGGAACTCCCCAAGGAAAAATGGTCGAACATCGACCCCCTGGAAGTAGTCCCCACCACAGCTTTCTCTGAAAGGACCATCAACAAAAGATTTACTCTCGTTAACAGACATCCCAAAGAAACTCAAACAGCGGACCACATCCTTTGAGTATTCGGTCGGCACGATAATGTCGTCACCAAAGACGAACACATTCACGCCAGCCTCTAGCACAGGCCTCTCCCCTTGTGGAGGATCGGAGAGCGCTAGTATGAGACCAAGAAAAATCAAGGTCTCAAGCTCAAAGGTGAAACCGTTACCCATGCTAGAAAACTTCTCCAGCACGTGCCATCCACCACGGAACTCCGTCTTCTTTGAACGGAGCTGGTTCAAAACATCGAACCAATCGAGTGGGAGTAGGAGTTTCACTAAAATCCTACTAACGGTGTCGCTAGCATTGGAAAGGTCCAGCGTAGCAAGATGCCCCATGATGGAGGCTTCACGAGCTTTCACTCTATGAATATCTTGTCCGCGGGGGAGGTCAATTCCTCCTTTGAGTAGGCGGTGACGAATCACACGCCCGTACCCCAACTGATAGAAGAGGTTGAGAGACGGCTCTACAGCTATCCCTCTATTCTTCAAACAATCTTTAGGCACCGTTGTGAAGCGGTTGCCGGGGACGTACTCGACTTTCCGACCGGAACTCTTGCAAGCTTTCGCCCACAAGGTATCCATCCAGGGTATCTGGAAGAATTTTGCATCCGGAGTGATGGTAGGTCTTGATGACATTTTGTCCGGGATCGTGGTCAACAATCCGCGGTCGCCGTAAGTCGCACCAGGCCCGAAGCGTCCCTTCACAACAAAGTCCTCTCCACCCTCGCGGGTGTTGTAGGTCCAGTGTGTGTCGGGGCAACGACCAAGAATAGCGCCAATTTCTTTACGAGCACGCGCCAAGAAGCGCGTGACGCCCTCTTCAGCATCCCCGTAAAGGGATGGATTGAGATATGGGAAAAGGCGCTGGTTAGTGCGGAGGCACTCCCTCTCACAAGCCAAGAAAGTCTCTTCAGCCACAACCTTTCGGTCGACGGACGTGTCAAGATCCTCACACTTGCGAAGAAAGCTTATCGCCATGGCATCACGCCAGTACGATTCAGCGAAGGAATAGTGCCTCGGATCGATCTTGCAACTTGCAAGACCATCGTAATCACCCGCGCGCAGCATCTCTGCTGCCTTGAGAGCGCGGGGACCGGCTAGGCCCTCGAAAAGACGAAGGGCCACTTCATGCAACAACTTGTCGTCACGAAGGTCCACGTGGTTCTCCTAGGAGGTCACCCTAACTAAGGTGACTTTGTCAGGACGGATCAAGTGGGCTGATTAGGCCGCACTGTAGCCGGACGAGTTGATCGACTTAATCAAAGTCGACGCAAGGAGGTTCCCGAACTGCGCCGCAAACTCAGCAAGCTGAGCGTCGGACATTTCGGTACTGACCGAGGCCTCGAACTTTGCGTTCGATCTCTTCCAGACCTGACTCAGACCGGTCGTGGTGTCGGTATACAGCTGAGGCATCGTGAACGACCCCTCCACCCTACGTGCTTTTCCGGTCCCGTCGGGAGACGAGCGGATCCGCATTTCAGAGCGCTGACCGACCGTACCACCGAAAGCTTCGTTGCGCCAGATGGCCGGGGATTTGTCACCCCCGCTTGCCTGGACAGCAGTGAAGACGGTGTCGGTCGTACCGTTCGCGGCTTTGACCGTGATGTTAGCCATGGTTGGCATGGAAATACTCCTGTGAAGGATTGAGTTGGAGCAAGCTGACTTGACGCCATAAGCGATCCTGGCTGAAGTGTTCCTCATCAAGAAGACAGAATTCTAACCACCCGAAGTCTGAGTCTTTAAACCAAGACGTACGAATGAAGGTGAACGGGATCAACTCCCACGGCATAGATGCCGGGTCTAGAACGTCTTCCATCAAGAGGCCTCCAGTTTGGAGCGCTACTTGCGATCTTTCAGAAACTGCGTGAGCAGTGCGACCGCGGTGGCGCCGCGGACCGGGGAGAACCCCCGGAAGGGTTTCAGTTTGAGTGTAGGACCCTGGATGTCCCCCACACGCGAGTACCAACCGGATTCTGACTGAATCCTGATAATCGCAGCTCGGTAGGTCGGGGATGAAGGTGTGATATCAGTCCACACCTCAGACCTAGAGCCGATCTGCATAACGCTCCTGACGGGATGTAGGAGCGTAGTGCCATGGAAGTCGGTGTAAGATGCAAGCACCTGACCAACATTGCCAAACCAATCAACAACGAAGCTGAAAGGAACGGCTTCCCAAGCAATAGAAAGGGCATTTGTAAACCCTAACTGCTGCAGGAGGGTCTCGTTTGTATTGAGAACCTTGACAACGGCAGACATACGGTACTTCGTGTCAAAGCGGTCGAACCGCTTCCAAGTAGAAGTACCACCCCCACCAGTGGTGGTGGAGGAGGAAAGCACGCGGGCCGACCCCCGGATCTTGTGAAAAGATCCGAATGGGTCAACTAGGGTTTCCAACCCTGCTGAGATATCTTTCACCAAGGGTTCCCACCCAAAGTGAAACTCAAGCCACAGCTTTCCAAACTCCTTCGACGCAGGTGGGAAGAACCGCCCTTTCGGGGGCTCAAGGTAGACCTTTCGGGGCACAAATGTCCCGAGGGTCTGAGCTGCTTCGACGAAGCGTCTGCGGGCGAGGAGAACAGCGAACTTGAAGAGGGTATTAGCCCTCGTCACGATCATTGCCTCCGTCTTCCGCATTTCGGCGAGATTGTTCGCCCATTGCTGGGCCTCACCGAGATTACCAACAAACTTTGCGTAGGCCTTGTTAGAGGCTTCAACAACGTCTGGTGTGTTCCCGCCGGGGGCATCGCTGTAAGACGACGCGCCGCCCACGAGAGAGAAACGCGACAAGACACGACGATAAGTCATGTCGTAAGCAAGCATCTCAGTGTACGGCTTGTGTTGCCGAAACCACCTCTGAAACTTGGTCATCCAAAGGCCTTGGCCTGGAGGACCCGCGAAGTCTTGGGTCTTGGTAAAAGGACCCGTGATTGGAGCAGTCATAAGCTTCACCTTTCTGAAGGGTGTAGCCGCCGACCTCGCCGCCGACGAAGCGGCAACCACATAACCAGGAACCTCAATCCACTGCTAGAGTAAATCAAGGGTGTCTTCAAAGTAGTCCATTCCCTGACACAGAATGCATCAGGGCTACTAGAAGAAGCTTCGAGGGATTTCCGGGCCCCTTAGGACCCACTAATCTCCCAGGTGCTAACAAGGCACTCGAAGCGAACGATCGTGCGCGGGTCTAACTCCGCACTACTTCGGCCTAAAGACGGCCTG